GTAGCAGCAAATTTATTTCCTTTTTTAATTGCGATTTCTGTTTCTTTTATAAGAATAGGTAATTTGTCTTGAAGTTTTTTCAAGCTAATAGATTCTTCAGAAGTTAATTGTCCTTTTCCTTCTAAATAAGCTAACTCTTTTTGAGCTTCAATTAAATCCTTTCTATGCCCAGAATTGTCTCTTTCTCCATTTTGATTTACTTTAGTTATAGACTTTGAAACTGCAACAGTAGTATACCCTCCTGCTGATGCCATTTTTGTTCTTGGACTTCCGTCTTGTGCAGTAACTTTCATTGATGGATTTATTATAAATACAGTTGAGTTTCCTTCAGATAATCTTTTTGTGAAGTACTCTTCCATCTTTTCTTTATCAGTAAAATGATAGTATAAATCAGGATTATTTCTAACTTCTTCTATTGGAACTTCAATATATTGATGTTTAGAAAACTTACTAGCTTCCTCAGCTTTTTCTCTGGATTCATAGAATAAATGTACGTCTTGTCTATCTCCTAATCCAGTTTCATGTCCCATTCTGCTAGCCATGGAAGCATTGTTATAAAGAGGGTTTTGGCTTATTAAATAATTTAATGCTAGAAAAGCTTTTTTTGTCCCTTCTTTTGATCCAGCAAATGTAGTCTCATTAATTAACTCTATTACAGCTCTTATTTCTGGAGTTTTACCTATTAAGTCTTCATTTAATCCAGTTGTTAGTTTCATAAAATCAAGACTATTCTCTTTCATTATTTTTGATAATGATTCAAAAGCTTGATCTCTTTCTTGCATAGCTTTTAGACATCTGTTTCTTGCTTTGTCTACATTAGCAGATCCAGTCAACATACATAATCTTCTTGCTCTCTCCAGATATCCAGACATGTTTATCATAGCGACAGCAGTTATCTCAAAATTTTCTCCTAAATTTTTACTTGATATTTGACCAGTCCTATCTGATTCTTTAATTTTAACTTTTTCTCCGGTAGGATCTTCTATCGTTTTGAATGCTTGTTTAAATTTAGCTTCTAATAAGTTTTTTAAATTTTCCACAACAGCACTATCTCCTAGAGCAGAAGTGTAATCTCCTTCTTCAGACTCTATTAATAGTTTTCTATCCATTGAATTTATATCATGACCATTAATTTTTATTTTTTCGTACAAGAACCTAGCTTCAGATTGCCATTTTTTAAATTCCTTTAAATCTTTTTCAGGATCAGGCATTTCGGCTGTTATAAAATCTAAAGCTCTGGTTAATGTTTTCGCAGTTCCTATTCTAGCTTTATCAGCCTCAATTTTATCCTCTCTTCCAAGTAGCTTCTTTACTGTAAAATATGCTGCTCTTTTAACTCTTTCAGATATACTCATTACTTTAGGTTGAGTTAAATCTATTCTAGGAGGAGGAGTTATACCAGCTTTTGTTGCCGCAGACTCCAAATTTAATAAAGCATCGTCAACATCTTTTTGTCTTTGTTGTTCTGGTGTAAGTGGAACAGGTTGAACGGGTAAAGAAGGTTGATTAGTTGCTGGTGTGATAGGTACTTGTGCTTCTACAGGAGGAGGCTGTAAAATTTGATTTTGAGCAGTAACATTTTGTGTTGTCCCAGCACCTCCTTCTTTTTTCTGAACACCCCCACCCTTAGTTATATAAGCTTCAATTGAGACTCCTGCATTAGCTTGTGGACTTATAGACCTTCTATTTTTAGAATCAGCCCCAGCTACTGTTTGAGGTAAATTTTTTATTTCTGTTTCGTTGAAACCTAAGTCTATTAATTTTTTTTCCCCTTCTGAGCCGGGCAAAGTATTGTAATTGCGACCACCAAACATAAATGCAACGTGGCCTGCTTTACTACTTTCATTCAATAAAACTCTTCTATCGTATATTGAATTAAACTTATCTATTATTTCGTAAAAGTAGTTCATAGCTTATTATAGAAAATAAAAAAGCCTATCTATTAAATAGATAGGCTAGAAACTGGTTACATTTGTGTTAGTAGTTCGTTATTGATTTGTAAATAACCCATCTAAGTTAACAGCAATGTCACCTTCTCCAGTGGCTGGAGCAGTGTCAATTAAGTCGTATCTAAAGTTCATTTGAACTGTATGGAACTCGTTTGAAGTTGCATAGTTTCTTTCACCGTATGATAAAGACTTAGGGAATACACCGATATAATCAACATAAGCGTGAGGTTGGAGTCTTCCGTTATATTCAATTACTCTGACTCTAGGTGCTTTGAATCTTCCTAGATTTCCTACGCCAACTATTTTTGATTGTAATCCGGTAAGAGGATCATATGTGCAAGCTCTGAACCAATCATATAGAGTCTTTCCAGATCTTGTAAGAAGGATATTATCAAAGGTTATTTGCAACTCATCCATGCTTGCTTTTCCGGGATAGTAGTATACGTCATTTAATCTGTGTGCTGCTACCTCGTCAACCTTTAATCCTCCGGCCTGAACTTGCCTAGCAGCAATTGTCAATGATTGTATTGCATCTGCTGCTGGGCCTGCTAGCTGTCCGGGAATAAAGAACTGAACTTCAAACTGATATGGTCTTACTGAATCCAAATCAGAAGAGAATCTAGGAATATTATTTGGGTTATTCCTATTGTAAACTCTATTATCTGTTAATATTGTCATAATTTATCAAGCTCCTAATTGTGAGGTATTGTTAGTTAAGTTAACCTCAAAGATTATATACTCAGCAGTCTCAGTGGGTCTTAATATAACTTTGCACCATAACTCTCTTCTTGATGTTCTCAGAGGAGTATTTACGGTGTTATCGCATATTACTCTAAATTCAGAGATACCTCTTCTTGCTTGAATGTCACCTAAAATTTGTTCTGTTAAAGAACGGACATTCTCCCAAGTTATTGCATCGTTTGGTTCAAATACGAATCCTCTGCTAGAAGCTAGTAGAGTCTTTCTTAAGAAGATCATCATTCTTCTTACGTTGATTCTGTCTGTAGCAGAAGGAACTCTCTTTGCAGTCTTTTGACCGAAGATTGTAATACCTTCTGGGAAGAACTTGACAACAGGATTTATGTTATTATCATAAAGTGTGTCTCTGTCCCCCGTGCTGAGTAGAATCTCTGTATCCACTGGCTTAGTTACTCTTCCTCTGCTGAATCCAGCAGGAGCAAACCAAGGCTCAGATACAGAATCTGTATAAGCCATTTGACGAATAGCGTAGATGGCTGGATCTAACCAACGATCTCTCTCATCAAATACGCTGTAAACCTGAACCCAAGGCCAGTAGACAGCAGCGTAAGAATTGTTTATAGCGGCTGTTCTAAGATAACGACCGTTCATCCAATCTACGGCATCTTGAGTATCATTTATTCCGTAAGGAGGAGCAACAGCAGCTATAAAGTTTTGTGAAGTTTCTGCTAATGTAATCAAGGCATTTTGGATATCTTGATTAGTGAACCCGGGAACTACAGCCATTGAGATGTTTAAATTGTCATCATCAAGAGAGTAGATACCAGTTTTATCAGCAGCAGTTCCTATCACTATAGAGTTAAGTGTATCTGAACTACCTTCCTCAGCTTCACCTTCAGTACCTCCATCTTGTGATCCGGGGTTATCGAAGAGTCCATTTGTTCCTCCTGATAGAGCATAAGTTCCATTGAGAGGCTTTACGAATCTTGCAGTTGCTCCGCTAGCTATAGAGGCTCCACCGTAGTAAGCACTTAAAGAACTGTTTACAACAGTAAACAATTCATTAAGTTTAGTAGCTGGAGAACCTAGTGGATCGTTAGTATCTGAAATTCCAGCCCCAGAGAATTGACCCTTAATGAAATCAGAGAACAATGGAGTTTGAGTTTCTGATGTCTTTACTACAGTCTCTATGAAAGTATTATCTCCAATTAAGCTTAATCTAAAGCTTTCATTTTGGTAACCTTTATCATTAACATTTAGTTTGAAGTAAGGTCCAGCTACGTTCTCTATTTCAACGCTTACACCAGTAACCTCACCAGTTTTTAGTGATGTTCCTAAATTGTATCCTGCGCCGGGATATAAAGAGCGTACATTGTAATTAAGAGAAGTTGAAGAGAAGGTTGCTCCGCTTGCAATGACAGAGGCAGAAACTGTGCCTACTATTGATCCACTATAGTCAACAACGCGCAGAATAGGCGCGTCAGCAGCATCACCTGAAGTTGCAGCCACAAGCATTCTTATGTCTTTTCCGGGGAGATAGCCATATATGTAAGCTACGTCTGGAGCGGAGACTTCATATGCTGCTGCAAAAAAGTCTCTCTCAGAAGTTCCGGCCCCAAGATCTCTTGTGAAGTTTGCTCCGAATATTGGATCGGTAAGTTTAACATTAATACCCGTTAAAGTTTCTGCAATTAGTTCTGTACCACTAGCACCACTTAAGTCTATATTAAAAGTTAAAGTACCTTTAGAATTTACTAGTGCAGCAACTGAAGAAGCATAAACTGCAACTGCTGGGCAAGCACCCATAAGAAGCACTGCGTTAGCTTCTACTGCATTGCTAGAAGCACAACGAGAGAAATAAATTCTATTTGTTGCTTCTAATATTTCAAGAGCACCAACCAAACCTTGTCCGGGGAGTTTTTCGCTAGGCTCTCCGAATACTTTGATTAGTTGCTCTGCGTTTGTGATTAAGGTTGGCTTATCCAGTGGACCCTTAGTTGCAAATCCAACTATACCGACGATTGAAGAATCAATCGACGGGGCGAAAGCGGTGTTATCAACCTCTCTGACTAAAATACCGGGACTATTTAATTTTCCTACCATTTAAGCACCTTATTTGTTGGAGATCCTTACTAGCTTTCTTTTATTTAATACTAATAATTGAGGTGTTAAAGCTTTTTCCTCTACTATTATTGTTTGTTTTGGCTTTAGCCAGACAGATTTAACACCTGAGGAGGTGTTTAAGTATATTTCAAAACCCTGAGTGGTTTCGTTTTTAATAGCCTTCATAAGAAACTCCTACTTATATGTATGGGAGACTAATCAAAATTTTATTAAAAAAATTATATTTTAATTAGTTAACCAAGTCATAGACTGTAGTTCTTCTGGGGTAACGTATTGTTCATGAGAATGCTCAGGAATACCTCCAGAACCACCTCCCATGCTTACATCAGTTTCTGCCATGTCGGCTTTAAGTAATTCAGATAATTCAGTAGCTGAATCTTGTGTTAATTTTCCAGTGACGGCATCAACTTCAAATTTTAATTTTTCTATTTTTCCGGTAGAGGTGTATAGGAATCTAGGTGCAGGAATTGCTGTTTGTAAGCTTATCCCTATGGTTTTCTGTAATATACGGTCTTCTTGATCTGGGACCTTGGTTTCTGAAGCATCAGACTCAGAATCTATGTATATTTTGCAAGCAAACTTTTCACTAATAGTTATGTTCATATCTGGATTAAACATTGAGAAAATCATCTCTCTTATTTGATCCATATCATTTTTGTAAAATGACCATATATTTATTCCATAGGATATCTCTATTGGTTTAGGAGTTAAACTTACTATTCTAATAGCTCTTTGATATTTGTCACTCCAATACTTTTCATCTATTAAAATAGGTTCATATCTTTGACCTAATTTAAGAGTGTCTGTTGCTGATTCTGAAATTGTTACTAAGGGTAATACTATAGTAGATTCTTTAAATATTATACCTACTTCTCTCTCTGGATTTGCATGAAGGCACTTAATATCTTTTTTATTATTTTGACCATCGTAATATACTAACCCGCCAAACCTGTTTAATAAAAATCTTAAACAGTCTTTGTGTATATAACTGATGTTTTTAGTAACATCATTTTGAACTTTTTGAAAAACTTCAAAAGCAATTTTGTTTCTAGCTGATATTGTCATACGTCAATATCTACTCCAATTCTGTTTGGTCTATCTTTTACATGAGAATTTTGCATCTCTTCAGTATCTCTAAGAAGATTGCAATAACACATTAAATGATAAACTCCATATACTTCATATGAGTCTTCAGAAACTTGATATACTTTGTACTTAATACTTTGAAACATTGGAGCTATGATGTCTCCAACAATAATTGGTCTTCCAAGTTTCCTTTCAACATATAATTTATTGAAAGTAAATACTTGATCATTATCAACTTCTAAACCAAACTGACTGAGATTTTGTTCAATTGCTTTTGGTTGATAATGAGCAAATAGGATTACAGGTTCTTTTGATATCGTTTTGGATCTAGACTCCATATAGACATCATCAAATTCTTGTGATGGATAATACTTATAAAGAGCTATCTTAGATCCTGATATGCGAATAGTCTCATCATCAATCAGGTTAAAAAGATCTATATCTGGATTAGTTGCATCAAAAAAATTTAATATGCTATCTGACTCATCTACGTTTGTAATAGGTGATTTACTTGGAGGTTTTTTTACTGTAAATTTATCCATTAGTAGACAGAGAAGAGTGGTGGCTCTTCAATCTCCATTAGAAGTTCTTTCATTAACATTTCTTTATCTTTGACAGATTCAGTTACTAAATCTTTTCCATCAAGAGTTGCTCCCTTACCGGGTCCGGGAATAGATTGATACTTGCCTCTTATTCTTCCTAAGATTGTTTTAGCACAGGCAAGAGCATATCTTTGAACCCAATTTCTAAATGCTGGAAGAATTGTATTTGAGTCTATAGCTCTATACTCTAGTATCACAGGACATGGAGTAGTTGGAGGCTCAGGGTGTAGCTGCAAGTATCTTCCATTTATTATGTCAAAGGTTCCATCTCTTGATAAAACCTTTCTAATCATTTCCATGTATTGCTGAACAAGAAGATAATCTCCTACGTTCATGTTTTGAAAGAATCTATTGTTTTGCCAGAAACCTAAAAAGAAATCGAACTCAAGAGAGCCCTTGCTGAATTGAAATGCTAAAAGATCTTTTTGATAAATAACATAACTAAGGTTATTAGCTATGAATGCTGGTAACTCATAAACGCTTATTCCAGCAGAAGCATCAAAAACTGCGTACTGTAATGTCCAAGATGGAGCATGGTAATCTAGTTTTGTTATTGCTTCATCTATGCACATTTTAACCTGCAATTCTGTTAGCTCAACTCTTACTACTGGCTGTCCTAACTGAGCAAAAACATAATCTCTTATTGTTTGATCAAACTTATTAAATTCAACATTATCAATAATTAAATTTTTATTTAAGTTATCAACATCTATGTCTGATGACTCAACATAAGAAGTTATATTTATACCCTTATATTTACCATAAGAGGAACCGTAGGCAGTAATTGTAGGTTTAGCAATTGACATGATTAACTATCACCTTCTTCTTTAAGTGTTTTTATTATGTCAGATTGTTTGTCAACTTCTTTTTTAAATATTTTTTTGATATCTTTCTTTTCTACTATGGGCTGAACTACTTCCTCAACCACTTCTTTTAAAAGAGGATGATCAATTTTTTTATTTGATAAAACTTCTTGCTCAGGTTTGATAGATTTTAATTTTCCATTTATTTCTAATATAAAATTAAAACTACCTATATTTTTGTACTTAAACATAATACCCCTCTATCTTATGTAGGGTCTATAAAATAAAAAAGCGGGGCATAAAGCCCCGCTTTTATCAATCAGTTACTGTTCAGTATCCGATTGAAACACCATTAAGCTTGGTTCCGCGAGCAATTGATGGGGTGAGGTAGGACTTACCAGCACCGACTAATCTGATTACTCTGTAGAATCTGCTAGCTGGGGCAACTGCTGCCTTGGCATAACGGGTCATGATACCCTTTCTTGGTTGGAAGGTCTCAGGATCAGTTATGGTTTGGATAGGCATGAGTGGGATGTATGGGCAGTATACGAAACCAGCATCCATTGGATTGGTTCCGTTGTAACCTACGATGATCTCGTCCTCAGGGAAGAGAGGATCAACGATTAAGGTGTACTTGCCAGCAAACTTACCACGGTACTCAATTCTGTTACCCATGTTAGTAGGTCCATCCTTCTCAGGTAGACCACCCTCAAGCTTGGCGGCTGACTCTAGGAGTGAAGCAACCAGTGGTGAGGTGATGAGGACAGTACCGGGACCACGCATTGTGGTCTTGTAGATGTCCTGTGAAGCATGGTTAATCAGAGCGAGCAAGTTGCTGTAAACATGACCAAAGTGCTGAGGAGCAAATTGGACGTTACCGAATCCGTAGAGAGGATTAGTTAAATCCATTACGAATACGTTTGATCTTGCTGGATCATTGGTGGGGATTCCGGCATGGAAATCATACTCGAAAGCACTTGGAGTAAATCCAGTACCTAAGTTGCTCTCTCCGAATCCGGGAGGAGAAGCTCCGTAAGTATTTGCAAAGCTGTTTGCATTTGGATTGTCAAGCTTTCTTGGAGTCCATCCAAAGTTACCTGTTGAGGTTGTTGCAAATCCGTAAGCGATTCCACGGATCTCTTCAATTAACTCACGGTCGATCTCAAGAGCAATTTCCTTGCTGAGGAGGTCGGTGAGTTCACGCTCTAGATCGAGGTTATGGTAAGCCTTGAGGTCTTGTGCAGCCTCAATGGTCCATAGTGCTCTCATCTTGCGTGTGCCAGCAACAACTGCTTGGCTTTGAATGTGGAAGCTGACCTCTGGAATACCAGAAGCTCTTAGTTGCTCACCAGCAGAAACGTACCATGCATCAATGGTACGAGCATCAGGGAAGCCAGCGATCTTACCACCGTAGGTTGAGCTAGGTGAACCTCTGGTTGCACTTAAGACGTTAGAAACGTCAAATGATCCTTCAGCACTGAAGTTAGCTGGAATTAGACCATTTCCTGAGTTAGCTGTATCATTCCAAACTCCAGCGGAACCGGGACCAGAAACTGATCCGATTGCGCTAGCTACCAGACCACGGTAGGTGATTTGGTACTTGGAATAAATGCTTTGCTGCTCATAAGTGCCAGCATTGTTTCCTGCGCGGCTGCTACCAATGTAGAAGATCTGGCTGACAGGTCCTTCCATTGGCTGGGTTGAACCGATCATATTGAAGATCAGTTCGGGGAATACTCTACGAACGATTGGGAAGGCGAACTTTTGGAAGGTGCCTAA